ACCATATGAAGTAATTCTATATGCAGGTTGTTGCGAAGGTTGTTGTAGAGTTAGATTTAAATTTTCACCCAAATTATAGAATGTTGATAAATTTTCATCTTGTGTATTGTTAAATGTTTTAACGATGTATTCAGATGCTGGTACGCCAAAACTTGAATCGTAACTATACACACTTGTTCTGGCTACGATTAAGTTGCTACCATTACTATTTTGTATGTAGTCAACATTAGCGATAGCAACATTACCATTAGCAAAATCTGGATCTTGCAATATGAATGCTTGGTCTATCGCTGCTATATTGTTACCAGTATTAGTGACGCTATAATAACTGACGTTGCTGTTATTCCAATTTACGTTTACACCATTACCAACAAATTGATAATTTGTAGTATTAGCAACATTACTATTGATTGTTAAATTACCAACATTAGCATTCTCAACAATCATCGTATTGCTAGTGTTGTTGAATATAAATGCGTTGCTTCCTGCAGCGTTACCCGCATCATTATAAATGACGTTTGTATTTGAGCCTGCTACAGGGCCTGTAGCACCAGTTAAGCCAGTAGCACCAGTAGGTCCTACATCTCCAGTAGCCCCTGTTAATCCAGTCGCACCAATTGGACCAGTAGCACCTGTTTCTCCAGTTGCGCCAGTTAATCCCGTAGCACCAGTGAGACCAGTCGCTCCAGTTAAACCTGTTGCTCCAGTGTCGCCTGTTGCTCCAGTTAAACCTGTTGCTCCAGTGTCGCCTGTTGCACCCTGAATGCCTGTCGCTCCGGTAAGTCCAGTAGCACCAGTTAAACCAGTCGCTCCAGTTAATCCCGTAGCACCTGTAAGTCCTGTGGCTCCTGTTTCTCCAGTGGCTCCTTGAATGCCGGTAGCGCCAGTATCGCCAGTGGCTCCTGTGAGGCCAGTAGCACCTGTTAGACCAGTTGCTCCAGTAAGACCTGTAGCGCCAGTAAGACCCGTAGCGCCAGTATCGCCCGTAGCACCTTGAATACCTGTAGCACCAATGTCTCCTGTAGCACCCTGAATGCCTGTCGCTCCGGTAAGTCCAGTTGCCCCTGTTTCTCCAGTTGCACCTTGAATGCCTGTGGATCCTGTTAAGCCAGTTGCACCAGTGAGACCTGTTGCTCCTGTATCTCCTTGTACACCTGTAGCACCAGTTAATCCTGGTAAACCTGTCGCACCAATGTCTCCTGTCGCTCCAGTAGCACCTGCTCCAGTAGCACCTGCACTACCAGTAGCGCCGATAGGACCTGTTGCTCCTGTTGGACCAGCAACGCCAGTGGCACCTGTACTACCTGTCGCACCTTGCGTAGCAGCAGGTCCAGGAGGACCTTGTATACCAGTCGCACCTTGTGGTCCTGTAGCCCCACTAGCACCTTGTGGTCCTGTGGCGCCTGTTTCTCCTTGTGCTGCTTGATCAATAGTAAGTTGTATGTTCGCTGTTGCGTTTGTTACAGTAAGTTGTTGTGCCATTTTAATTATAAACTCCATCACTTGCTACGAGGAACAATAAAAATACTATTGTGTCATAGGCTGGTTGTGACCCACTTGCTGGGTAACTGATTTTGATACGACCTGTGAAACATGCTGGGTCGCTAGCATTGATACCAAGATCGGGATCGCCTGGTAAACCACTATATGTAATCTGTAAACTATCTCTTCCTACAGTAGCCCATGTTTCTTCATCTATGACTAATGTAAATGTACCATTAGCATCACTACGATTTGTGATTGATAAACTAATTGGAAGTGGTTCAATACGATTCATAGTCATCGTTCCACTACTGCTAGTTAAAACAAATACACTACCTGGAGTATATGTTGGAGCAGGTCCGCGTGTAGCACTTATGGTAAATGTCGTAGCATCAATAACTTCTTTGACATAATAAGTTGTATTGATTGCGACACCACCAAATACATTGCCTTTAAATTGCACTGGCATACCAACAAATAATTCGTCAGTACTTGTGCAAGTAATATGGTTTGTAGTTAATTGAGTACTAGTAATATCGGTGATTTTACTTACTAAAGGATAATCGCTTATGACAAAATCAAGTCCTGTACGACTATCTCTAAAATTAGTTATGCTTCTGCGTATTATTTCCGCAGTTATCGTCGCACCAGTTAGATTGACTGGGGCTGTGTTTGCTACCCATCCTGAACTATAATTAATTATGTTAGTCCAAGATAAATTCCAAAATGCTTTTTGATTGTAAACAAGTTCTTGTGCTAAAACTTGTCCATCAAAACCACCCACCTGATTCAGGGTGTTTTGACTAAATTTTGCCATCTCTGCTTCCTCGCATTATGACCATACCATGCTATCTCGCAGTTGTATGGTGTATATGTCTATTTATTAACCTACTATCCAATTAGTACCATCACTGACTACAGGAACTTTATTTGCTCCGCCGCCCCCTACTGTTGCTAAAAATGTAGTTGTGTTAGCATCGGTAACAAATGCTCTTGTGCCAGCACCAACAGTATTTGCTGCTACTAATGCGCCTACAGTAGTGCTTATTGTTTTTACATAATTGGTATACGTAACTTCTCCGCTTGTTGGATCATAAACTAATGTTTGATCATTACGAGCATTGCGAATTGGTTTTATTGTTAATGAATTGGCTGTTGTATTTGTTAATGATGATCCTGTAGCATTTAAAATAATTGTATTATTTCCAGGTTGACCATTACCTGCTCCTGATCCTATAGCAATAGAAGAATTTTGTATTCTTAGACCAGCATTTTTTCCTATAGCAATTGTATCAGGTCCTAATGATCCTATACCGGCATTAATACCTACACTGATAGCATTACCTTGCGCTGGTCCTAATGTATTACCAATAGATCCTGCACCACTACCAATTGAGATACCTGAATATCCTGTTCCAGCACTATCGCCACCACCTGCAAAATTTCCTATAGCAATAGCATTAGTATCTATATTTCCACTTGTTGGAAGTCCATTTGCAGCATTTCTACCAATGACAACTGCATTACTTGTAGCACCAATAGCAATACCTGTATAGCCATTACCTAATAGTATGGCATTGTCAGTAGTTCGTATACCTGTAAATATAGCATTTGCATTTGTAATAACACCAACGTTCGCTACACCATTCGCACTTAAAGTAATATTACCATTAGATAAAATATTAATATTACTTGTTCCATTTGATATCGGCAAACTAACAACACCAGTAGCACCTGTCAGACCAGTAGCGCCTTGTTGTCCCGTTGCACCAGTAATACCAGTCGCACCTGTTGGGCCACCACTTGGTCCAGTTGCACCTGTCAATCCGGTCGCACCTATATCACCTGCAGGTCCTTGTATACCTGTTGCTCCTGTTGGACCAGCAATACCAGTAGCACCTATAGGACCTGTCGCTCCCGTTGGTCCACCTGAAGGACCTGTAGCACCTTGTGGTCCAGTAGCACCAGTTGGTCCACCTGAAGGACCTGTAGCACCTATAGGACCTGTCGCACCTGTCGCTCCGCTAGCAGGTATTGCTCCATAACTTATTTCACCAGAAGTTACGTTATACATCAGCATATTAGCAGTGCTAGCCAAACGTATAGGTTTGATATATAAAGAATCTGGCGTTGTTGCTATAATGTTTCCGCGACTAGCATTTATTACAATAGTATTTGCAGCCTGACTTAGTGTTGGTCCAGTTAATGCGCTATCACCAATTGCGATAGCATTATTACCCTGTGATTTTCCTGCAGTTGCGTTAGGTCCGATCGCAATACTATTGATACCTGTGGCTCTTGCCTGATATCCTATTGATACTGCTCCTTCTACGCCTACGCTTTGATTTGCTCCGATCACTACTGTAGGAGTTCTTGTAAAAAGTAAACTAGCCTGGCCGGCTTGTGTATTATCTCCTAACGCAACACTATATTCTGCTGCATTGGCATTAGCACCAATAGCAATACTATTGTCTGTTGCTTTTGCCTGATATCCTATAGCAACAGATTTTGTTTCACTTGCTACTGTTTCAGCAGCATTAGCAGCATAACCAATTGCTACTCCATAAGCAAGAGCAGAAAATGTATTACTGCCTGCATTAGCGAGAGTACCTAATTGAACTTTATTATTGTTTAAAGTTATACCGCCGGCAGTAAGGTCTGTCACAAAACCTATATTAGTTGATACAACATTCGCACTAACATTATTGGTTACATTGATATTATTAGCATTAGCCCAATTAGTAAAAGATGCATTATTAGCACTTAAATTACCTAAAATATTAAATGTTGATACTGTTAATAAATTTGCAGATAAGTTATTTGTAACTGTAACGTTATTAGCATTAGCCCATTCTGTAAATGTTGCATTATTTGCTGCTATATTACCAGCAAAAGTACCTGTATTCGCATTGATGTTTCCATTACCATCTCTTACTACAACAGTATTTGGAGTATTAGTAATTGAAGTATCGTAATTGTCTAATAAATCTGCGTTAAGATTTGTTACTTTAGTATTAGATGCTACTACAAGTGGGGCTGTACCTGTAGCAATGGTAGATTGATAAGATAGACTTGTTATATTAGAATTGCTTACAATATTACCTATAACTGACAATGAATTTAAATTACCAACATTTGTTATATTTGGTTGATTTGCTGTAGTCAAAGTGCCAGTCAATAAATTTGCACTAAGATTGTTACTATTGATATTACCCGTAATGTTTGCATTACCCGTAACGCTAAGATTACTTGTAATATCTACATTGCTACCTGTAACAACTACAACATTGGCTACGCCAGCAGCACTTATGGCAACATTGGCATTGTTAAATGTTCTTACATTAGCAGTACCATTGCTTATTAAACTAGTATCAATACCAGTTAAGAATGCACCATTACCTAAAAAATAATCAGCAGTAATATTTGCATTACTTATAATGTTACCATTAGTTTCAATATTACCAGTAACATTAACATTACTATAATCAATGTTTAAATTGCTGTTAGTATAATTGGCATACATGTTGGTGTTTACACTCATGTTGCCATTAGCATTTACTGCTGTAACTACTGTATTGCTACCCGCTAATTCACTTTGTGCAAAGACACCATTGCTATATTGAGCAGTATGTTGTTCAGCATAAATTTGATCGCCTGTTTGAACACTTAATGGGTTACTAGTGTCACCGCGATATCGTCTAGTTGTTATTTGATTAACAGTTGAATTTGAATTATTATAAATTTCTATTCCGATAACACTAGATGATTGATTATCTTTTTTGATTGTAAGTGAATTTTGAAAAATTGATTCAGGTTCTACCGTGAGTGATGTGTCACTAACGATCATGGTATTGCTATTACCATTACTGCTTATCAATATAGGTCCATTTTGTAAAACTTTTACATTACTATTGCCATTTGCTAATGTTCCTATAAAATTACCTGCAGTAACATTACCTGCTATGTTAGCATTACCAGTACTTGTATAATTGCCTGCGCTTACATTACCTATAATATTAGCATTACCAGTACTAAAAATATTACCAGGTGTTGACAATAAATTGCTTGCTGTATCAAATGTAAATCCAGGAGCACTCTTAAAGTTGCCACTTCCATCGCTTAATTGTATCTGATTATTAGCGCCTGCTGCTGTTCCATTACCGCTTACATTAGCAGTACCTGGTGCCCATGTTAGATTACCAGTACCATCAGTTTGTAAAAAGTATGCGTTACTGCCACCTGTGATTTTTAGATTAGTGCTATTACCTAATCGTAGATTACCTGCAACATAATTAGCAGTTGGCACACCACCAAGTACACCATTAGCATTATATTGTATATCGCCTGGAAAACCACCAGGAGCACTATCATTGGTAAAAATCCTTAATTGAGTCACATTTGGTGTGACAGCAATCTGATCGTTGGTAGTAGTGATTGTTATTTCATACGGTTCAACGACGATATTAGCGTTGATTTCTGGCATGTTATTGGTACCTTACTATGAATCCTAATGGTTCACGGTTTATATCTGCTAAACTTGCATTACTTACACTTTGTTTACTAATTTGTAAAGTCACTAACACCATAGTACTATTAGCAGCACTGTTTGCCAATGTTATTTGAGGTATGTTTGTATTACCTGTATTAGTAATATTGTTGCCAACATATAGATATGCTTGACCTGCCTGTGCATTAGACCAATTGGCAATTATTGTATATGCATTAGCGTTAGGACTTGGTAATTGTGTTAAATTACCTAAATCAACATTTGCATTACTTACATATGTAACGTTGTTTACGTTATAAAAATTAGCACTTACATTGAGTGCCCATGCATTAGGTACTAAAGCGTTTGCAGGATTACCATTTGCATCTGTAAAACTTATAGGAAAAGTATATGCTTCACCTGTATAAATTTCAAGCACTTGCATCTCAGTGCCTGCTATCGTCATTGTTTTTGCGCCGTTAAGTAAAAGACTCATAATTTTATGTTCCTATATAATATTTATTCATTATTGCAAATACACTAGTGCTACTACAGGAGGTACTCCAGTAGGTGTTGCCGATACTGTATTGGCGACTGTGTTTGAATATGTATAAGTTAAATTTCCACCTGATACAGATACTAGATCACCAAAATCTGTATCTTGTATGACCAAAGTAAACACGCTATTAGCCCCAGCGTTTCCAGCAGCACCGAACACAGTTAATCCTGTAACAGTTTCATATCCTGGTCCCAGATTAGCACTTCTTATAGCAACGACATCTACTGGAGTAGAAATTGCTACGTTGCTAGATAAATCATCACAATATAAAGTCACCGTACCATATCCATAATAACCTTGAAAATATGGTGATGCATCAATATAATAATTTGCGTTTACGTTAGCACTAAAATCAGCAAAATAATAATTGTCATATGCAAGATTTGCTAATGATTTAGTAACACTAGCATTACCACCAAAACTATCATTTTGTGTAGTAAGAGTATTACTACCATATGCCTCAGATAATTTAAGGCTCGCATCAAATCCAGTATTACTAATATTGAATGCTTCAAAATCTTGGTATAATGGTGGCGTCAATGAACTATCATATGTTAATCCACCACCAACAAATATTACTGCGACTCTAGCATCAGTATTAGCAGGATATGGGGTAGGAAAGGTTACCGAATCGCCATCTCTACATGTCACAAATTGAGCGCCTTTCAAAATACCTAATATACTACTATTACCTACAGTTGTAGTATCTGTTGTGATAGTTCCACCTGCTGCTGATAGATTACCAGCAAAGAAAGCATTACCACCAGTATCTAAATAAAATTTGGCATTGGCAGCATCTTTAGTATTATTACCATACCATAATGGAAAACTACCATCGCTACTAATTTCTACACGATTTGCTGTATTGCTGCTACTAGTGCGTAATGTACCGCTAGTTACTGTACCTAAATTAGCACTTATTGCTTGTAAATTTGTAACGTCAATCTTACCTGCTGTGACAGCACCAGCAAGAATTTTGCTTGATGTAATAGCATTAGCCTGTATATTATTTGCTTCAATAGCGTTTGCTGCTATCGTACCTGCTGTCACAGCCAATGCGGCAATTTTACCAGCAATTACTGCGTTTGCCAATATCTTATCGCTTTCTACCGCACCTGCTGCTATCTTATTTGCTATGATAGCATTTGCGAATATCTTATCGGAAATGACAGCGTTTGCTGCAATCTTATCGCTAGTTATGGCAGCGTTTGCAATCTGTGCTTCTATGATTTGTCCAATAATCGCACTATTAGAGACATTAGCGATTTGTGATGAAATGATCTGACCATCAATCAATGTATTGCTTGCTACAGCAATAAATGCAGTACCATTACAAGTATACAATCTACCATCAGTCGTTAGATATACTTGTGTACCAATAGTATTAGCATTACAAGTATTTGGCAATGTGTTGACAACATCAATAAACACAGTGCCTGGTGCAAATATATTTGCATCAACACTACCTGGTCTAATATTATTGCCACCGATACCACCAGTATTGCTATTACTGTCGTATTGTGTAACTTGAGGACCTACCCAATTAAACACTGCGCTAGCATTGCTTTGTCGTCCACCAAAATCATTACGTGCTGTCACGCTAAAATAATAGTTGCCAGTCGCTAAATCATTGATTGGTATGACGACATTAGCATTAGCAGGAAACGCTTCGCCTACTCCATTCTGTGCTGTGCGATAAAGTATATGCTGCGCTACGTTTGTAGTACTTCCATAATTAAAATCAAAATAAGTTGTGACACCATTTGCAGGTGTAGTACCAGTAACAGTAAAGTAAGTTGTACCGCTATTTGCGTTGGTACCATATGCAACTGTTGGTGCGATTGGTATATCAAACACATTTGGATCAACTAATCCAGTATTAAATGCTGGTACAAAGTTTTCTATGCTATTGTCATCATAAATCGTACCATTATATTCAAACGCTACAATTTGCGCGCCTACAGTATTATCATCAAATGTTTGTTCTGCCACTGTCAATACACGGAATAATTTATCTGTCCAACCATATGTTTCATGGTCAACACGAATAACGTCACCTGCTTCTACTTGTATACCACTAAAATCTGTTTGAAAACTGATAGTAATATCTTCTCTGCTTTGTAACAATCTACGCAATGCTAGATATTTTGCTTGTACTGCTTCATTGACGACTTGTAACGTGATGTTAAGACGATTGATCGCTTCATTTGGACTCATTACGCTAGGAGCAATAGTTGCTAAATCTAGTACTTGGAAATCAGTCTGATCTTTGATATTTTTATTTGGGTATGCGACTTCTACTTCATTATAAGTTTCATTTAAATCAATTGGATTGATATTGATACCACCTACAAGATTGCTGCTATTCACTAGATATAAATCACCTAAAACACCAGTATATGCTTTATTGATGACTACTTTCCACTTACCAGACAATTCACTATATTGTAGCCAACTATCACAACTATCTACTAATATTTGTAAATTATCTAAACAATTGACACCAGTGTCTAAAGGTCCATTGACGCGGTAACGTGCTTGTGTTGCGCTGCCACCACCAACAGGCACATATGTAATAGTTTGATCGCTATATGTGTTTAACGCTGATAAACTAACTGTATCTACTTGTGCGACAGGTATAGCACATCCATAACGCTCATTAGTCATATAATCTAATATAGCAGTACCTGGTCTATAAACACCTGTGCTTTGCCCATTTTCGGTATTGATTAGTTGTGCTGTAACTGCACCTAAACTTGTAGTAGCGGCATCAGTATTATATTTGACTTTGATGATAGCAAACGCACAATTAGTCATAGCATAAGTGCTACTTCCCCAACTTGGCATGACATCGTATGCATTTTGAGTTGTATTCACACCACTAGTGGCACCAGTACTACCATTTTTATAAAGGTAGATATTTAAATAGCCATTAATCTTTGTATCAATCTGTACGCTAGGGCTGCTTGGGCTAGCATTATTTGTTTTAAGTGATGTTACTTGAGTAGTGCCACCAAAACCATCGCTGCCAAATGTGACTAATTTACCATCATAATAAATGTCACCATAACTTATTGTACCATTATCAGTTACTTCTGCTAATGCCACAATGTAATACATCGTCTTTTGATCAGTAGTGAGATATGCATCAATGATTGGTCCACCAAGAAACGCACTACCATATACTACAGGTATCTTGTTATTAGTTGCTGGTGGCAACTGTACACGACCACCACCGTCACCGCCACCTGCACCTTGACCTGCACGTTTGGCAAGCACACGACCTACTAATTGGCTGACTAGAATTGTAGCAACAAACTTGGCGACAGCAGCAAATGTAACTTTTGCTACGATTGCCTTGACTGCTACTGCTATCGCTGTAAATACACCCATGTTATATACCTACTGCCCAAGTTTCTTCAACTTTGTTATAACCAAAACGACTGTAATCAATCTGGTCTAAATGTTCTGTTTTTGTCATTGTGTAACTGCTGATAATTTGTTTGTCTAACATCTCTTGTGCCTTGTTGTTATATTCTTTAATTAACTTATATGCTGTGCGACCATTTCTATAGAATGGATCAACGTAAAACATGATCTCACGCAATGATATATCTTCTAACATCCATATGTTAGGGCTTTTTATACCAGCAATCATGCCAACAATTTTATCATCATCAATCGCTAATAATACCAATCCACCGCCTAATATGCAATGATGATATAATTGATTTACATAGGTATAATCTATATTATCCTTAATCTTATCGTTAAGGTTACTTGTCTCAACAAATGTTTTTACCATTTCTAGCACATTGTTGATATCAAATTTATTACCTTCACGTATGATCATATCAATCTTCTTGCTGCCTATATCCAGGATTGAATGGGTTGGGATATCCACCACCTCCACCTGGCACTGTGACTTTATTCTTCGGATCTTGACCAAAGTCAAATTGCACACCACTTATAGCATAGACATTATCCATGCTGCTATCAGTACTATTAAAATAACGCCAACTTTCCTTGTTAGTTTTTCTTCCCGCTATTCTGTTTTGCAATACTGTTTTATAACTGCTTGCGCCTACAACTACTGTAAAATTATCTTCTTTACCTTCGCGGTCTTCGCTGATGCTATAATTTGTGATGATACCTGTGAAGCGTGTATAACTGTTAGCATATACTCCATTAGTATCAAAGAAACCGCGCTTTACTTCTACAAGACTACCACGTATCTTACCTTCGCTTGCTAATACAAATTGAATATTATTTCCACTAATGCCGCTTAATGCTATAGTAGTATCACCTTCTGTCACACGCAAATTACGTGTTTGTGGTCCTACACTCAATAACCCACCTAAGGGTAGATATACTGTACCGCTTATAGTAACATTACTATATGCACTACTAAATGTATAGGTGCTTGTATTGGCAACATTACTATAATCATTGTACATGGTAAGTTTAACAAACTCAGCACTATTGATTTGTGTCGCCCCATTAGCAACTGCTGGTATATTTTCCATTACGCTGCTCCACCAACCCATTCATATAGATTAAAACTATCACTAAATTCTATCAAAGCATTATTAGTAGTTGTTGTGTCATTACCAACATAACCACCTGGTATCAATTTATAAGTAGGCATGTTTGGACAAAACAAATTAAATGTACAACTACTGCCAACAGTAATACCTGATGCTGTTACGCTTGTGATAAAATTAGGGCGATTCATTGTTATATACAAATCACCACCTGTATTTGTGCTATATGTTACGTCTCCTAATGTCGTTGCTTGAGTACTGGGATTATAAGGACCAACAACTGTAAATGGGTATGGATTAGCACCAATCTGTATCAAATCGTTTTGTTTAAAGCATACAAATCCGCCTGACTTTACTGGCACATTATTTAAACGTAATACTGTACCACTAAAACTAGCAACAGTTAATGCTGATATTTCAGCACCACTAAAACTGCCTTGATATGCAAACATCCAATCTAAACATGTATTGGCAAATGTAACCTGCTGTGGTGTATAACGATCAATATAATCTAAACTTTCAATAATATCTCTACTATTATACCAACGTAAACTATTTGGCATTTCAATAATAAATTGCCATGGCTGACGTGTTGGTGTCAAACTTGTGCGAGGTATCTCATTGCGTGTGATTTGTACACCCACAACCTTTCTACGATTGACTTCAATGCTACCTGCTTTGTTAATTATATTTTGTAATCCAGGCATATTATGCTCTTCCCATATATGGTAGTTCCTTCTCTGCCATTCTTACACTACCAAGTAAAGTTTTACGATTTTCGGCAAACAACTGTGCTACAGATTTAGCATCTACAGCACTAATATTATTTGTAATATAGGTATTATTTATAGGTGCGTTGACTGCGCCTGTAGCAACACCTTTTGCCATTTTGTTATTAGGTATAACAGATCCTGCACTTTGTGGTACAAACAATTCAGGTCCTTTCTCACCAACAACATAAGGTTGACCTTTTTGTACTGGTCCACCTGTAGCAAGACCAGGAATATTAAATCCTAACGCACCTGCTATTGCTTTTATACCTGCTAATATTTGTGCTTTAAGTATGATTTTAGTAAGGTCGGCAATCACGCTAAGTGCAAAGTCTTTAAATTTAAATTTACCAGTCTCAACAAATGTGTCAACTGCGTTTCCAATTCTATTCCAACCTGCTAATATAGCATCTTGTGCCATTTGGTATGGAGTGAACTGTCTGCTTATGCTAGCCAATGCATCTTCAACTGCTAATTTTGTATTCTCAAATCTTTGTGTCTCAACTTTTGCTGTTTCGGCAATTAGATTTAATTCATTTCTATATCTAATTTCATTTTGATTAATTGCTTGTTGTATTCTGTCACGGTCTTGCTTACTAGCATCTTCGCCCAATGCTAATAGTTTTTC